ATCCTGAAATTTTCTAAATCTTTCGATATATACCTTTTCTTTAATCGATAAAACTGTTTCCGAAATAACAAAAGTTTTTATACCAAATAAATTTAAATACAAAGCCAAATCCTGGGTATTATCGTATTGAATTTTTATTTCATTGGATTCAAATGTACATTCTAAATTTGTAAATTTAGATTTTTCCAAAACAATATCCAGTGTACCCCAGCGTCTTTTTAGCAACACTGGTATTTTATCGCCAACTTTAAGTTGTTCAGCAACAATTGGTGCAATTTTCTTGTCCACGAGCTGTAAATGGGAATGTGACAAAGTCGTAACAACGGATCGTCCTGTATCTGTTGTGACACGCAACAAATCACCATGGGGAGGGTGTCGACTCATCTCAATTAGAGGAACTAATTCTGAATGCTGATCTTCAGTCACCATGGGAACTTTAATATCAAAATCGTGACAACTCAAAATTTCACTCCCGTTTGACAGTATTTGGACTTGTTCTGAATACCTTTCAAAAAAACCATCTATAAGAGTACCAATTTGCTCCGAGTGTTTGACTGGACCTTTATAATACACAACTTCTTCGTCATAGGCTACAGAAAGCTGTGTTTGACGCTCTCCAATACTCTGTGCGCAAATGACTCCAACTCCTTCACCTGGTTGAATGATTGACTTTCCAACATGTAATTCTATTTCTTTTTTTATGCATTCCACATCTTTAAAATCATCATGAACTTTTTCCTTTTCAAGCATATCTACCATATTGGTAAGCATTGTTTGGATATAGGATTTTTTTACATTGTCGCACAAATAATTTGGAAAAAAAGATGGGACATCTTGAAGAATGTAATCTATTTCCTTTGACGTGAGTTGTCTCATTTGGGATAATGATTGTATTAATTAATGAAAATCAGTTTTTGTTGTCGTTTAAAAAATTCCATTTGATTATAAAAATGGAATGTCCCATTTGTTTGGAAGAATTACTAAATAAATTTGTGACTACAACTCCATGTGGACACAAATTTTGCTTACAATGTATATTTACTTTGTTGGACCCAATTTGTCCATTGTGTCGCGCCAACATTGAAAAACAAATGCCTCTTAAATTGTTGAAAATTATACAACAGAATGCTAAATTAGAACCCAAGAAAATATCACAATCTACCGTAAATGTACAATCTCTTATTGACTTTCCTCCATTGTGACGAAATTATCGATATACAGGAATTTGAAAACCTGAATAAGAACATCCAAAACACATTGGTAAAAAAAATGCAGGCCAGCAAAAAATAAAAAGAAAAACTGTAGAAAATGCTCCACATAAATTCATTTGTCGTTGACAAGGTTGAACAAAACAAGAATCGGCAGCTGGATAAACACTATATCCGATTATCTTTTGACCTGGTAGTGGTGGATAATTAGGGTATATTACTTCTAAATCTGGTAATAGGACAGGGCTAAAATAAGGGTCCTTGAAGTTTCCAGCACATTTCATTTTATTATTACGCAATATTTTTTTAGACTAATGCAGTTTAGTAATAACATACAACACATCTTGCTTTTTTAAATTGTATTCACCTAGCGTAAAATTATCTCTTAAAATTTTATGGTCCTTAGTTGTTAAATCCACCACATTTGAAGGAATTCCAGTTTTATCACGAAATTTGTCCTTGACATCTACAATCTTGTCAGTACTGTCAAGTTGAAAGATGTATTGTCGCTTAGGCCAACCATAGTCTTTGACAATAATCCTGATAGGATGAGAAGGTCGTTGTAAAGATTTATGATGAGATTGTTTCATTTTTATTTCAACAAATATAAAAATTTTAAAAATTTAAACTGAACTTCGACGATATCTCGAATTGGTGAGTGCAAAATCTTTAATTTTTTGAATCGTTCTAGCAGTTTCTTCTTTTCGACGAATAGAGTTTAGTTCTCGATACAATCTATAAATGCGTTGTTCAATATTATTTCTTTTTCTTTCCAATTCGCTAATTGATTCATATTTAGGCGTCACATTTTGTTTCCATTGTTTCTTGGATATATAGTTTTGTATCCTAGGGGGATTCTGCTTTCGTGCATTCGATTGTTTTACCAATTTTGTATAAATTGTATAATCTGTATCTCCCAATAGTGAGGTACAACAATGGTGCCACGGAGCGGGTAATAAATCTTGTTGTTGGTCGGTACAAGGAACACATTTTGGTCTTCTTTGTTGTATGGGTCTAGATAGTATATCACCTAATGGATCCATTTTATTACCAGTGTTTTAAAAAAATTTTATAAAATTTATCCCATAATGAAGGTCTGTAATCTATAATAATTGGTCTTTCAATTGTATAAAAATCAATATCAAACCTTTTTTCGATAAATTCAACTACATGTGTTTCATTTCCATTTTTAATGCAATTGTTTTTTAATTGTGATGGAAATTTCTGACAAGGAGATTTGTAAATAATGTGTGCATACAAACTATGTTCTTGCATAATATCGTCGAGCATATTCATATCCTTTTCAAGTTGTGATGAATTTAATAGGATTATGGCTTTGGGTTTTAGAATAACTTGGTCAAAAATATTAAATTTTTGTAAAAAATCAATATAATCAAAATATTGACTACCAAAGGATTCGATAACTTGTTTTAGTAAAATCATGTTCCTATAATATGTAAATTTTAAAGTGTGGCAAAATTTAAAAAATTGAAAAAATTTAATTAAATTGTCTGTATAAAAACTTTGATTAATGTCACCAACCAATCCCTTGGAAAAATGTAATCAGTTTATAGGTAAAATTCGTTCACACGGATTTTTATATTTTTTTTTAACCAATTTTACAACCACTAATTTTGATTTGTCAAGTATTTCTAATGCGGAAGTATCTGAATGGCAGGAGACACCCGACGAAGAATTTTTTAAAGATTTTAGTTTAAATTTTGCAGTTCCTATTTGTCTTAAAACTGTACAAAATTACATTGCCATAACTCGTGATGAATACAAAAATGCGTGGTTTGTAGATAAAAATCATCAAGTAATTTATTTTAAATTTAGACACATGTGTGGTGAAGGAGCCGTAAAAAGAACTTATTTTGGTTGGAACATTAGCAAAGATAAACCAGTCGCAGTTTATCAAATAAATCTTACAGTTAATGATACGGAAATTAAAAGATGTTTAAATGAAAAAAGAATTGCCGAGGTTGAAAAAAGTCCCTACCTATTAACGATTCATTATTCTACTTGTCATCGCGAAAGTCGCAAAGTATATATGATTGCAGATTTTTGTAAATTTAATGTAAAACAAATGATTGAAGATAAACATCCCTGGAGTATCGAACAATTAAAATTATTTAGCAGGCATATTTTACAAGGATTGAAAACTTTACATGATATGGGAATTATTCATCGCGATGTAAAGCCTTCTAATATAATTTATGATGACGAGCAGAATGTATATAAATTAATTGATTTTGGAGTCGCTACCAAATATTCTTCAAGTAGCCAGCTGAACAAAATAGAAACGATTAATCATCATTGTGATTCGGATACTCTTTCCTTGGTAGGAACTCCTGGATATATTTCACCCGAGATGTACGATTGTTTATACTGTCTTAATAAAAATAGCTATACAAACAGTGTGGATATTTTTTCTTTTGGTATCACATTGTTGGAAATGTTCTTTCATCGACGAGCATTTACTAAAGATTTTGAAAAGCTTCCCGAATCCATTAAAAAAGATTTGACTTTGCGTGAATCAATGTTTAGTAATATCCTGGAACATGATACACTCTTTTTAAAAGAATCCTTTGAAAAACTTGGGGATTTGTTAAAAACAAAACGATTGGATTCTTTAAAAAGTGAAATTCAAGAAAAAATTGACATTATTAACCAATTAAGTACATGTGATGGCGATGAAAAGGAAATGTTTGTTTCGGAATTGATTGATAAAAATAAATCAATTTCCTATTACTGTAAAAAAATTCCTCAATTATTAAAAGACCTAGACGAAAATACCTCCATTGAATATGAATTTATATCAAAAATGAAACATTTGCAGCATTATTGTAAAAAATGGAATCATTATACAAAACAAACCATTGATGATATGGTTGACGATGTTCAAATGTATCCATTATTATATTTGACAACTTCATATGAAATTCCATTGTCCATTCAAGAGATTCAAGATGCAATTTTACAAGATTTTTTGAGTAAATGTCTAGATAAAAATCCTGAAAATCGTCTAACCATTGACGAACTATTACAGCACGATTGGTTAGTTTTGTAGAGGAGAGGGTATTATAATACCACCATGATATCCATTGGATGTATTTTGGTCCAAAGAAGGCATTACAATAAAATCATTGAGCATTTTATTTTCGGCATCAACCATTGTAATATTCAATCCTTGTTTTAAATCAAATTCTCCGTAGTTCCATATCCAGGCATTTTCTAACTCTAATTCAATCGTGGTACCATTATTTAAATGGAGCAGGACATTTGAGATTGGAATTCGAGTGTTTCGAATAGTGAGTGACCAATAATATACAAACTTTCCAATTACTTGTTGGACGGTTTGTTCCACTGGATCTTGTATATGACAAGATGTTGCGGTGCATAGTAAATAATCTATGGTTTCATTGGATGCGATAGGACAAGGAATGTAATTCCATTGCACGGAATAAGGATTTCCATCCGCAACAGGTTGTAACGCGTTATAAATATCAAAATCAAGATAATTTTCTGTACATACTGGGTCGGTGCATTGATCCATGACCATTACAATAAAACTTTTATATTGAGGCCACGCTCCTTGCCATTCTGTCAATTCTTGATTCCATTCATAAAAGTTTTCAACACGAGTCACATTGATGCACGCTCCGCATAAAAAGGAATTGGATTGTTGCATGTTAAAGTCAGACAAACCCACACCAAAGGAGATACGACCATCCAAAAACATTGGTATCGAATCGCTTGTCGAACGGGAAATTGTGTTGAACGATTGTAATTTACAAAAGCCAACTTGGCCAATGAACGAATTGTAAGAACTTTCTTGTGTGATGGCAAACGTTATGATGCAAAATGATTGCAAGATTAAAAATAAATTTTTCATTTTTAATGTCTTTTTATTGCTTTAAATTTCTGGTTAAAAATTGAAGTTTAAAAATTTTTATTCAACTTTGTCGAACCATATGTTAATTTACTTGTGAACAGTTGAATTAACATCTTTCGTACTTTCAGTTCTATAACTAAATACAGATGTCAAGCAAAACAAACTACCATTTCGAAGAGGACGGCAAGTTTTATAAAAGGTCGAAAGATCGAAAGGGTAACAATACAGTCTGCGAGGTGAAACAGTGCAGATGTGGAGACTGGATTTCTGTCAATTTAATCAAGACCCCTCATCACCTTGGTCGTAAGAATCATCGTGCTTGGGCAATTCAAAATGGAGAAGCTTTGGTTGAGCCTTATTCTAAAAGCTCTTCTTCTAAAGAAGAACATGATACCGAAAGCGACAGTGAAGACGATAGAGAAAATCATTGGTTGCTTCACATTGGTGATGGAGTTCATTTTGCAAACTCTTCAAAAAAGAACACTTGGGGAGTCAATAGCCAGTTTGGTTACGCCAAGCACTTTTTGGCCAATGTTAGAAAAGGAGACAAGCTGTGGTTCGTTGTGAATAAAAGTCAGGGGCTTTTGGTCAGCGTTGCGACTTTTGATAGTGTGCAAAAGCGTGAACTAGGCCCTTTTATCACGCTTACTGCAACAAATGATGAATTGGGATGGACGGAAAAGGATGGAGAATGGGACATCGATGTTCTTTTTAGGAATCAATACAATATTCGTGCACTTGATTTGCTGTCCGAAATCAAAGGCGCCGCAATCATTCGTCTATATAACGAAAAGTGCAAAGTGAACTTGATAGCGGAGTATGACAATATTGTCCGTTATTCTCAAGTCTTGCGTTGTTAAAATGCTTTTTACATAAATGCTTGTTGTAATTGCCTTGCTTTATTGATGACTTGTTTGTTCAAGTCTTTGGATTTTTTTTTCGAAAATGTTTAGAATCTAAATCAATTAAAGGCTGTTGTTGTTGTTGCTTGAATAAAGTACTCAAATCTTGGGTTTGCGCATTTATTTTTGTCGTTGAGCTTTCTCCAAAGTTTTTACACGGTTTTCAAGCGAACGAATATTTTTTTCAATTGACAAGTCCATTAAACTGCTTTAGTTCTCGATGATATCCTTTAAAAATTATCGGGGACAAATAATCAACCCTTTCTCCGCCTTGATTGCATAATTCAAATTTTGCACCTAGTGTATCATCTAAGTACATGTAAAAAGTCTCCCAGAACTGAGAAAGTCTTGGGTCAGGGTTATGGCGACGAAGGATATAAATCTCTACATTGGGGTGTAGATCTCCATATGTAAAATAATATTGTACAGTGTTATCGTGTTTAGGAAAACCTGAGCTAATGTTCAACCAGGGAACCATATGCATATATGGAATACAATCGATATACTTGGCAGCATCATCTACTCTCCATACTATTTGATTTATAGGAAAATCTGATACGGATTTATACTAAATAATTCCTTGATATCCTTGCGGAGCTACTCCTTGTTTAAGTTTTTGTAATGAAAGTGTTTGCATTTTATTATAAAAAAAATTGATTTAAAGTCTACAATTCTAATATATGGCCGCTTGGTCTAGTGGT